TGATTCCGAGGGAGAAGTATTCCCCGGCACGCTTGAGTCCTTCAATGAACAATCCTCCCAGTTTGTCAGCCAGTTCAGGCTCACACTCCATTTGAACCTCGTCGTGGACATTCGCACACAAGGCCCAACGTTCTCCGTGCGGACCAATCTGGTCATGTGCGAGATTCCAAAACTCTATGAGGGCCTGCTTCATCACCACGGCACCGGCCCCTTGCAGCAGGGTGTTGAGTGCCATGTGTTCGGATCGGACGGGGTACTTCCTTCCGTCCAGTCCTACGAGTTCCGTCTTCCCCTTTACTGATTTGATGAGTTCACGCAGGGCGGGGAGGCCGTCGAGGAACTGTTCCTTCAGTTCACGACCCCTCTTCCTACCGGACCCCACGATCTGGCCTATCTTAGCGTCACCCGCACCGTAGATAAACCCGTAAATAAACGTCTTCGCGTTGTCTCGGGTAGGGAGACCCGCCGCCTCTTGGTTTACGGTGTGAATGTCCCCCTCTAGGACGACCTTTGCGTACTCCCCGTTGTCCCACTCGGACATGTAGTGGGCCAGCATACGGAGTTCGAGACCAGAAGCGTCGGCACCTACGAGCACCCAACCCTTGCGTGGTCCAAAGACACTTCGACACTCTTCTCCCCAAGGCTTACCGACCTTTGGGATCTGGGCCATGTTGGGTTTGCTGTGTGTCATGCGACCGGACACGGCCCCGTTCGTGATAACACTCCCGTGTATGCGTCCGTCGTCCTTCAGGTACTTCCTCCACTGGGCCGTTTGGGACAGTCTCTTGTCGATCAGGAATACCCGAGCGAGTGTCTTGGCCTCTGGGTAGTCGAGAGTCCTCAGGACGGCCTCGTCCATGATCGGGTTACCCTTCTCGGTCTCCTTCGTGTGTTTCCAGTTGTACTTCTCCTTGAAGAGGCGACAGATGTGCTGTCGTGATCCGGGGTTGAATACCGTAACCACCTGCTTCTTCTTGTTGGGACCCCTTTCCAAGTGGGGACGAATACTGGGAGGGGCGTCTGACTTGATCCTGTACTTCTCCGTCAGGTCCGGTTTCTCAATGAACCAGTAGGCCGGTGTCTTGAGTTCAACCTCCTCGACCCACGGCTCGATCTGACTCAGGTCGTCCATAGAGGCGGCCCTCTCGATCTGTAGGTCCCTTTCGAGGTCGTCAAGGATATCCGTGTTTACGTGGAATCCGTTCTCGATTTGCTTACAGACGATACTCGCCACCGTGTGTTCGATTTGAACACAAGGTCCGAGACCGGAGAGACGGGGAAGGATGAAGTCGTACAACGCCTTCTGGATTTGAACGTCGGACTCGCACCTCTCCATCATCTCCGGGGTGTAGATCGACCAGTCTTCGATGTCCGTGTGCTTCTTCGTGAGACCGAGGTACGTTCCCCACGAGTCAAGGTCATGTCCTCCTGACGGAGAGTCGTGGTTGGGCCAGAGGAGACGGGACATAAGAGCAGTGTCAAAGCAAGGACCAAGATCAGGATAGCCTCTAGGTCTCCCAACAAGACGTACAAGAACAGGACAGTCATACATCCTGCCGTTATGAGCAACCAAACGATCCGCCTGAAGCAGGCGTTGGTACAGTAGGTCTGGGTCCCGATACGTCTCAGTTTCTCCAGTATCATAATCATACACTACCCCACAGTGGATGGTCGTGGCCTCGTTCAGGAGACCGTCAGCCTCGATGTCAAAGGCCAGTACTTTCATTTCGTCAACGCCTCCCAACTCACCGGGAACAGGGGGGCGATGATCTTATCCAGAGCGTGTGCATACTGCTGAGCCTCCCACTGTGCGTGTGGGTCTGACCGCTGCCTGTAGACACGGGCGAAGGCGGCAAGGGAGCCTGTCCAGATCCACTCCGTGTAGGTCGATTGTGGGAGGACCATGCGGGCCATCTCGGGGGCAACATTCTCTCCTATAAGGAAGTGATACAGTTCTAGTGTCTGAAAGTTTGTGTCTCTTTGTGCGTAAGGACATTCGATGTCCTTACCACTCCCCTGCTTGATGGACTTGTCGGGCCTCCCTCGCCACACCTCGGGCTCGTAGAACTCCGGTTCGTCGTCAACATATCTTCGGCTGACTTCATTCTCCGTCAGGCCAACCTTGCTCTTGAACAACTGCGTCCGCACGAAGATCGGTGCCTTCACCCGGAAGCGGACCTGAGGGTGGGCGAATGGTGACCAGTGGTTCTCACGGGCGAGGTAGTGGATGAGCTTCTCGTCCCTCTCGGACAGGAAGTCATCCGGGTCTACCTGCTTACCGAAACTAACACGTGCGGCGTTCACGACCGTGTGGTCCGAGTCGGCACACATCATCAGTTCCACGAAGCCCTTGTCGAGTACGTCTACTTTCTTCCTTTCCATAAATACCTCCTAACCCTAGTCCCTCCGGTTTCCCAGAGGGACAGGGAGATACGATCACCTCTCTTCGGGCTCGTCTTCGTCCACGTCGGGACCAAGAATGTCGTCAATCATGTCGTCCAGTACGTCGCTCGGACGGGTGTCGAGCCACTCCTGCCGCACCTGATGGAACGGCTCGCTGAACATCTCCGCGATCAGTCTCTCCTGCTCTAGGGGAGACATCTCCTCGAAGGGCATCGGGTAAGGTCGGTAGTATTTCCGATCCTTGTATTGCACCCCGTATACCCACTGATCCTCCCCGACGTCGAGGAGGTAGATTGAGCAAATCATGATCGGACTTTCTTGGTGGTTTTCTTGGTAGGAGACCCTGAACCCCTCTCCATCTTCTCTACCCGAGTTCGGAGAGTCTCCAACTCACCGGCAAGGGCGTACATGAGAGATCGTTCCTGCCTAGTTCGACAGGCGTCACTGATAAGGGTTCCGTATTTCTCTTCAACAGCATCATTCATGAGAGTGTCTCCACTTGAAAGGCGTCCTGTGCCGCACTCGGAATATCGAAGCGACCAGTATTCCTGTTGTATTGCCGGGTCTCAATCAGACCCGTAAACGAACTCAACCTTCCCTTCAACGAGTGAATAAAGACGGTGTTTCGTTCCTCCTCTGTTTCGGCCTGCTGGTTTCGGGTGAGTGACATGATCTCATCGAAACAGCCGGGCACGTTCTGTGTACCTCGCATATCCCGTAGGGACGGGACCTCCCCCTCTTCCCAACTCTTGCCTCCGGTCTGAGACAACTGGGAAACGATCGTGAAGTGGGCAGGGAGACGCTTGGTCATCCTCTGAATCCTCTTAGCGAAAGCCTCCAGCCCCATCGCACCGGGCTCGTTCGTCTCCACGCTGTTCATGTGGTCGAGAATGATCTCCTCACACCCCATCCCAGACACGAAGTATTCGATCTTCTCAATGATCTCGTCTTCCTTGGCCTGACCGAAGTGGTCGAACAGGCACAGGTTCTCGTTACCCTTGAGTTCTTCGATCGTGTGCTGGAGTTCCTCATCGTCGAGGTCGTCTACAAACTCCGGCCTGATCCGGGGGTCGATCTTCTGAAGTTCACGTTGGATCAAGATACTCCTGACGGGCTTCCTCATGACCAGACCGGCGAGGTCCAACAAGGTCTCGTCGGGGGTGGCCTCAAGGATGATGGCACCCGTCTTGATATTACTGTTCATGTCCTCGATCATCTGGTCAAAGATCAGGGTGGTCTTCCCCGACCCCGTACCGGACAGCAGGCCCGTCATCGTCCCGATCTTACGTCCGAGCATCTTCGCCGTGATCTCCGGGGAGGTGTACGGCAGGGCCTTGTTGATCTTGAACGCACCAGTTAGGTCCTTGAGTTGAACCACTCCCTGAGGAACGTACTTGGGAGAGTTCCACAGGTCCTTCGTCAGGTTCTTTCGATCGTTGTTCTTAAGATACTCGTTTGGGTCCTTATATCTCAGGGCCGTGATGTGTGCCTTACCGGGAGCAAACAACTTAGCACAGGCTTGGGCCGACTTCTGTCCCGGCTCGTCGTCGTCGAAACAGAACACGACCTCCTCGAAGGAGTTCAACCAGTCGAACGACCGCCTGACTTCCTTCACGACCTTGGTGGCCTTGTCGTCGTCCGACGCCCCGTTCTTCACGGACACCACGGCCCACTCGGACTTGGTACTAGCGGCGATGGTCTGGTACACGGAGAGACAGTCGATCTCTCCCTCCGTCACGATGACCCGTCGCTGTCCCCTGTTGAACAGGTGCTGACCGAACAGGACCGCCTCCGAGGGTTCACCGTACCACACGAAGTTCTTGGTCTTCTCGTTACGAACCTTACGGGCCACGAGATTACCGTTTTCATCGTGAAACGGTGCGAGGTGTATGTTGTCGTCTGAGAGATACCCGTATTTCCTACAGGTATCCTCGTAGATTCCTCTGGATCGGAGATCGTTGATCTCTCCCCGATTGTCTGTCTGACTGAGGGGCTTCGCTCCACCCAAAGTCTTCACCTTCCTTTCCTTCGGAGGTGGGGAGGAACCGTCCGGTCCCTTCCGGTAGTTACAGGCGTGGCAGACACTCCATCCCGTGTCCGAGTACGTGTTCAGGTTATCCCCACGGGTGTCCTTACCACGCTTGGCACACTCTGGACACCGGGACGTCGTGACCTCACACATCAGAACATCAGGTCCTGTTCGTCCTCGTCCTCTTCGTGCAAGTACTCATCACCTTCCCAGTCGAGAATAGTTTGCTGAACCTCGTGATCGTCCATCGTGTACCTCCCGTTACTTCGGTCGGCGTACTCGTCCATCTCGGCGTTCACACGACGCTCGTACTCTTCCCAGTCAACGATCTCTGACATGTTTAGTCCCTCGTATGTTTGTTCCAGAACCTCGTTAGGGCTCATTCGGTCTTCCATCCTTGAAGTCTCCTAGTCGAATCTCCTCCTCTTCATGCACCCAACGGTTCTTAACCTTCTTCCACCCCACCACGATGATGGTACGGGTCGGGTCTTGAAGCCAGTCCCATGCAAGGGGAGAGGCGAGGATCTTCTTGACCCTCGCCCCCATGTTCCCCGCACTGGTGTCTTGGATTCCGATGATCTCGTTCTCGTCAAACGCGAGAACGTCTATGAATCCAAGGAGATCCTTACGCTTTCGACTGAAACTACACCAGTACTCTGTCTTCCACACGACATAGTTGTATTTCCGAAAGAGTTTCATGGTGTGCGTTGTGGTCGAAGTCTTAGCCATTACGCGAGGTCAACGGAGTCATGGTCCGTCTCGTCGTTGAACCCGTCCGAACCTTCGTCGGACCCGCCCGTCTCGTCGTCGAAGGCGTCAACCCCCGAGGACGACCCGTTCTCGATGACCTGAACGGCGTTGATGTACAGGGTAACGTAGGGGTCAGACTTCATGAACCCGAACGCCGCCGTGCCGTTCACACGAACCGTGGCACCAAAGTTCACCTCGTCGTCAAACGGCTTCTTGTCGGCACCGACGACCTTAAACTTGCTTCGGTCTGCCGACTTGAAGATGATCTGGCGACGCCCCTTGTCCACGTACTTCTCGGTCTTCTCGTCCTTCTCCTTGATCGGCTTGAGGCAGAGGAGGGAGTCTGACTCGTCCTCACCGGCCTCTCGGAGGCACTTATTCTGGAACGAGAGGAGCTGTGAGAGCACCGGCTCCCACTCACTCGACCCCTCCACGACCTCGACACCGATCTGAAACTTGTCACTCTGCTCGTCGGGGGTGACGAGTGCGGGCCAGATGGCCTCGCCCTTAGGGGTGACGGTGGAGGTCTTGTTGTACGTCTGCTTGGTCTTAGCCATGTTGTTTCCTTTCCTCTTAGAGGTATTGTGATTCCAGTTCTGCCGTGCTTACAAAGTCAAACGAGAAGGGCTGTGTCGGTCCCTGAGGTCTCACCCTCAACAGGCCGTAGACCCATCCCGTCGTGTTCATCTCGCAGTAGTGTTCCTTCTCGTCCTGCCTGAGAAGGGCGGGACCGTTCAGGAGCATCCTGACGCTGTTCTCGGTGGCGACCTGCGGGATCGTCTCCAGCATCATAGTATGGGTATGTCCCCAAATCAAGTGTCTCGCCGTATGTTTTCTCATGAAGGCCATGCTCGCGGCCTTGCCCATACGGTTCAGGGGGATATGGGTGTAGTCCACTCCCCTCACGTTGGCGACCTGCCCGTAATCGTAGCGTTCCTGCCAGAACGCCGGGGGTGCGAGGAGGGACTGGAAGTCGATCAGGCTGGCGTACCCGTCCGGGTCGGCCTTCCTCATCCTCTTCTCTCGTTCCTCGTGGTTCCCCTCGCACCAGACGGTACGTGGCTCGTGTCGCTTGTGTCTGCCCTTCCTCCGCTTGTCGTTCCATTTCTCCAGAGGACCGAAGATCAGTCGGTAGGCTTCCTTGATTGCCCCGATATCGTCGGCCATGCTACAACGCTTGACGGTGTCGTACTGGGAACACGAGTCGAGAGAGGCGAAGTCCCCCACCGAGATAATCTCTGCGGGCTTCTCCTCAAGGATCATGTTCCCGAGGGCCTCGTGTCTCTTGAAGTCGTCTTCTGGACTCGTGTGGAGATCCATGAATACCAGTGAATACGTCATGCGTATACCGTCTTCCCGTCCATGAGGATGTTCACCCCGGTCTCGTAGTCAACCATAATGACACGGACTCGGGCGTCGAGGAGCATGTTCAACCCCTCGGTGACTTCCTCTACCCAGCGATCTGGCGTCGCCTCCATCACCTTCTTCAGGACGTAGACCTTACGGACACCGGCCTGAATGATGTCGAGGGCACACTCGGTACAAGCGGCCCAAGGTGCGTAGAGGTAACTGCCGTGTGTCGGAACACCGGCTCGGGCACAGAGGGCGATACACCGAGATTCGGCGTGAGCCCGCTTGTCCCTGACCGTCATTTGATTGTGTGCCGCCTGTCCCTGAAGATAGGCCCCGACCTGTGTCGTGTGGTCAGACCGCTGTGCCTCACGCAGGGCGTTAATAAGTCCGTAGACCACGTCGTAACAAGGATCTTCGAGTGTCTCAAGGTCTTTCAACACTTCCATAAACACCTCCTTCGTAAGGGTATGCCTCTTAGGGACGAAAGTCAAGCGAAAGCATACCGACTTTCAAGTATTTCTTCGACATTGAAGTCTCCTAGTGGGGGGTACGGCAGGAGTTCCGCACCTATTTGTTCTTCTACTTCCTCCTTAAACTCCTGTAGGAGGTTCCTCTTGTGAATCTTGACAAACTCTTCCCGCACGATACGGTGCAGGAGTGGTACGTGTCTGGCGTGGACCCCGAAGGAGTCGTGTACCATATGAACGTGGTTGACTCCGGCCTCCTTGAGTCGGAGAGCTACCTGTGTCATGTGTGCGGCGTCGATCGAGTGGACAAAGTTGGGTGCGATCCCGTTGACCTGACGCTTCCTCACCATCTTCCTCTGACCCATATCGTCGAGGTAGAAGGCGTACCTTCCGGTAGCCATCTTGACCTGTCGTGTCTTCTTCTTCAAGTATTCCTGCTGGATCGTCATGCCCGCAGGGTTGGTCCACCGAAGTGCGTGTCCCTCGTCGTAGGCCGTGTTCGCAACGTACTGGAGCCACTCCATGACTTCCCTCGCCGACGTCACGGTATTGTTCACCGCGTCGTAGATAAGGTCCCTCATGTACGAGGCGTTACCGGCGAGTGACCCCTCGATGTCGTCGAGGAACCCGTCGGCGATGAGTTGGGTCATAATCCCCTGACGTGTTACCCCGTAGGCCCACGTCATAGCACCCCTCTTCACGAGCTTGCGGGACGTCTTATCCCTCCAAGACAGGGCCGCACAGAAGTCCTGCTGTCTCTTCCTCAGTCTCCTCTGTTCGTCCGTGAGTAGGAGTTGTTCCCCCGCCTTCGGCTTCTCGGGGAGTACGGCGGGGATCTGATCTAGGTTGGCCCTCGTGATGGTGTCGAGTAGGTACTTGTCCACCTTCTCCCAGACGAGGGAGTAGATATCCTGAGGCTCGTCCATAGGAACGAGACACGTCGCCTTGGCACCGACCGGGTCACGAGACAGTGCCGACAGGTGTTGGAGTCCGTTACACTTGCCGTCGATAGCACACGGTATCTTTGACAGGTACGTTTCGGGAGATCCCGACTCGGTAGCCTCGACCCACTCCTCGGCTGCGGCGAGGGTAAGCAGGGTCTCTTCCTCGGTCCACCCCGTGTTGCCGTGTGGGTCGTAGGCCCAAGACTTAATCTCGTCCTTGCGATCGTGAACCGCTTGAATCCTGTCGGACTCTTTCAGTTTGTCGTACCCCATACAGTTTGCGAGGTGGATAGTTAACGCCTTGTACCCCTCGTGACCGAGAGGTTCGGGGTCGGCAAACCTGAGGTACGCCTTGTTGATCTTGTCACCTTGCGGGTCCATACCACAGTATTTCGGGTAGTACCTACCACGAAAGCACAGGTCCCAAGCGAAGTAGAACTTCGGGTACTTCTTCATCTTCTTCGCCGTACTCGTCAGGTACAGGTAGAGACTACGCTGCCCCTGTGTGTTCCTGTTATGCTCGTGTACCTCACGTGCGGCGTACTTCCATACGGCTACCTCTTGGGGATCTTCCCAGTCGATCTTCTCACGACAGGGGAGTTCCTTAGGTTGGGTAGAGAGTTTCTTTCCCAACTCAGAATCAAGCACGTCGATATCCTGAACGAGTTCGTGAATCAGGGGGTTGACTTCCCACGCCGTCTGTTGGATATAGTTCACCCCGGCCATGTGTAGACCGAACATCTCGGGGGTGTACTCGGAGATATGGTTCTTGAATCCCTCCTTGATAAGGGGAGAGAGACACGTACGCTCGTCGTGCCCGGTCAAATACCCGCCGTCGTACGCCGTGGTCCAATCGTCCGGGGGACACACGAGCGGCATGTAGGACGGCCTGAGTACCGACCTGTCCGAGTGCTGCCGCTCGATAGCCTCCTTTACCTCAGGTTTGACCCGGATAGAATACGCCTTGCGATGGTTAGACGTGTACGTGGTACACTTCTCGATATCCTCGGACGCCTCGTACGCACAGGAGATCAGTCGTGACCCCACCTTCTGGTGGGTAACGGTGTCCCACTTCACGGTCATCATCTTCTCGGCCCGTTTCCTTAGGGCGTAACGTGCGTGGTAGGCCATGCCGTGGTCGAAACTCTTCTCGATCCACGAGACGACTCCGGGTGTCGTCCTCTTCACTTCCTCGTGGATGATCTCCATAAGGACACGCTCGGAGATGTCCCTTGCCACCCTCGGCATGGACTTCTCTGATAGGTTGAAGATAGACGTGAGTGTGATGAGGGCCAACTTGGGTGTCTCCACCGTAAGCAGGGGGATACCCCACACGGAGGCGTTGGACATCCTCTCTCCCCTAGCCACACGAACCTTCACCCCGTCGATATGTTCGATCAGGGGGTCCATGTTACGTGCGATGTACGACATCTCGGGGGTACGATTAGACGGGGGAGTCTCGTGATACGTCTTGTAGTATTTATCCACCCCCTCACGGACGGCTTCCATTTCAAGGTCTTGCTGTTCTTGTCGGAGAAACTCGTCCCGTGTCGTCATACGCCCGTACTCCCGAATCCACCCTCGCCCCTATCGGTGTCGAGGGGTACCAGTCCTTCTTTAATCACGAACCCGTGTGCTTTCTTCAAGACCAGTTGGGCGATACGGTCACCCGTCTTCACCTCGTAGGGAACGAGGGAGTGAAGGATGACAATAATCTCGCCACGGTAGTCGCTGTCGATCGTGCCGGGTGCGTTTGCTACCGTTACCCCCTTTAGGGCAAGGCCGGACCTTGATCTCACCTGCAACTCCCAACCATCGGGCACCTTCACCTTAACCCCGGTACGCACCGGGGTATTCTCGTTTGCCCCGAGCCTCTTGTCTTCCGCCGAGAACACGTCGGCACCCGCCGACCCCTTTGTCTTGAAGACTGGGAAGGTGGCGGTTGCGAGTACTTTCTGGAATACGACGAAGGGTTTAAATCTAAACATGTAACTCCTTCCCGACCCTTTCGGGTCAAATCCTTAATCATCGTTGAAGTCGATAGGACACCCGCCTGAACCACAATCGACGTGCTCCCGGCCAATGTCTTCTTTCATCCTGTCAATGTGTGACATCATGTCGTCGTACTGCTCCTCCGTGATTGGTTCCTCGGGCTGGTACTCGTACTTGGTCGTGTCCACCTGTGGCATCACCGAACAACACCGGATGCTGTCCATGTTGGCGAGCATCGCCTCCCGAAACTGCTCGTAAGACACCTCCTCAGGGTCATACTTGAGCGTGTAGGAGACTTGGTTCCCGCGGGGTCCAAGCCACGAGGATTCCAGACGGCGGAGCCACTCGAACTGCTCTTGCATGGTGGCATCACCAGCGAAGGTCAGTCTGTCTCCCATGCCGAGGTCGGCGATGGGGAGTTTGGTGGGGAATCCCACGGCGGTCATCCCCTTGTACGTCTGGAGTTCCTTGATCGGGTAGCCGTGAGACTCGTACTCGGAGACCAACGGATCATCAGATCGGAACTGGACCCACCGCAGGTAGTACGCCATCGCCGGGAGGTGACAGCCTTCTGTCAGCCCGAAGAGTTTGCTGGTGGTGCCTGCTGGCTTGATGGTGGTGACGGTGTGGGGATGAGAGAGTCCAAGGCGTGCTGCATACTCATCCGCAGACAACTCTGATGCTCGTCTTGCAGTCTGGAGATCAATCTCCCAGTCGCCACTGAGAGCGGGACTTCGTACCGCTTCCCTGAAAGAAATGCCGTGTCGATCCCAGAGCCACTCATGGAGTCCCGTGACTCCAACACCAATACGATTCGTCCGTCGCACCTCTCCTCGGTAGAGGCTGTCCATTGTGTTGACACGGACAAGCGCACGGGCCGTGTGTCGGCAGGCATCTTCAAACTCCTCCTGATCCTTGCAGTGGAACGGGACGACGTCCCCGATCACGCAGTACCCACCCAGAATCAACAGGGGGATCTCCGCACAGGGGTTGACGATGAACTTGTACCGCTTGTTCTTGACGGCTGCGGCGAGGAACCCAAGGTAGCTCTTGGTCTCGGGCTCAACCGTGTACTTCTCAGAGCCGAGCCACTCGCCCTTCTTGAGTTCCTCCCAGTCCAGCCCCTTCTCGTTGTTGTTCAGCCTGTGGAGGTTCAGGAAGCCGGGTTCACCTGTGCCGTGGTGGTAGGCTGCGTAGGTGACGGCGTCAAAGACTTCTCGTGCTCTGGTGTCCTCTTGATGAACCTTCTGCCAGAACTCCTCGTCCACCGCCACGCTGTTGTTGGCCGACCAGAGGTCGCCCTCCTGCTTGCAGTTGATGAACTCGAAGATCCCCTCGTCTCGCCACGACTTGGTAGCGATACGTGCGGCTCTCCGTGCCCCGCCGACCAGCACGGACTCGGCGAAGAAGTGGTCCACCATCATGGCTTGGAGCCACCTCGGGAGACCCCTCCCCACCACCTTGTCACGGACGTTGGCGAAGGCTTGCATTGTGGGCACGGGGCCGCAGGAGGGTCGGCCCTGCATCCCGCCGATGGGTGAGCCAGAGGGGCGGACGTTGGAGAAGTCGAGGATGAGAAGGTTCTGGTCCTCTTTACGGAACGTCATCGTCTCGTAGAGTTCCAGAGCTTTCATCCAACCCTCTCGGGAATCCTCCACCTGATGCCCTCTCCATCGAGACTCATCACCCAACACTTCCTTGAAGGGTGTAGGGTCAAGGGTCTTTCTCGCCTCCTCAAAGTCGGGGTGGCTGGATGAAATCTTCATCACCATCTTGGGAGCCTCATCCCAATCCACCAGCATCATGTCGTCGTCGTAACACCGTCCGACCCCACTCCCGTTCAGGAGGAGGCCGAACGATGCGAAGGAGGACGCCGCCGTAGCACAGTTCCCTGTGACCATGCCTGTTCCAAGCGTGAACGACTGTGTCTCCGGCTCCTCCACACAGAAGACCTCGTCCGTTCCCACAGACTCCATTGATTCCAACTCCCACACAACACTGTGTCGAAGACGGACGACATGAAGCGGCTTCCCATTAGGGAAGGAGCCATCACCTTCTCGGCGATCTTTGATCTTGTGACTTACGACCGTGTAACCTGCAAACGGAGCATGTTCAACCAACCACTCAGCGGCCTCTCGGTTAGCTGTGGAAATGGTCTGTGTCAGGTTGGATGTGGACGATCTGCTTGATTCTGTCTTGGACCCATCGGCTAACCACCACCCGTGAATGAAACTACCGATGTATTCTCCGTCACGAGTATGGGGAACGTCTTTAGCAAACGGGCGTTTCCCGAAGTAGTACACACGATCACCATTAGCTGACTTAGGCGTGGTGAACTTGTATCCAGCGTCATCGAGGATTGTGTGAATCTCTTCACGGACTGAATCCTGCTTACAGACGCGAAGGGTGGCGTATGTTCGCCCCTGAGAATGAACCGCCAAGGACGTGTCCAGCCTCCGTTTGTGGTGAGTACCGTCCCCAAAAATCAAACCGTCAATCACAGCTTCTGGATCAGAGGGCGTCTGAATCACCGCAGGCTGTAATCTATCGCCCACCCGGATGGCGTCAGTCACCGACCCATCTTCCAGAACCCATCTGTGGTTACGAGTAAACCGTTCTGTCACTCGCAACGCAGGCCCAGTCTTGGGGTATCGACGGAACACCATGTCGAACAACTCTTGCTGGCCGTAGCTCTTTGCAACTGCCGGTCGCCATTGTCCGTCTTTACACCGAACAGTAACTGTATGTCCTGCGATCTCGCCGAGGGAGGTGACTCCAAACTCTTGAGTAAGCAGACGGGTATCTCGATGTCCGCAGTTCGTGAAAACTTCCATGTTCCGCCTGTGCTGCCACTCGTCCCCTTGTTGCAGATGGCGACCACTCATCAGGATCCGACCGTTGCCGATGTGATCCTCAAGCCCGACCATGTCTGAACAGTCGGGGACGAGGGACGTGTTCCCACGTGCGACCCTGAACGCCACGTCTTGCCACGTCTCTAACTCTCCGTTACCCTTCTCACGAAGGACCGTCCGCTCCGCTACCGCCTGCCCCATACCGGGGTGAAGTTTTCTCATGTGTACTCCGAGTTATCTTTTGTAATACTGAATAAAACGTTGGGTCCTAGGTCGGTTTCCACCACTCGTCAGTGTCGTCCATCCCAAACTCTCGACCAACGCGCCAAGCTCTTTGTACCCCGCCGCCGTAGGGTGGACGTCGTCAGACGAGAGAGCCGCCGCCTCGACATCCGTGTATTCGTTATCGAGACGAACGATCCGCACCGTGATATCGCCCGCAACACCCTGCAGGATCGCGGCGATCTGATCGTTGGTGGCTCGGAGGTTATCCTGATCGGAGGCGGGATTATCGTCCACCGGGGGCTGGAAGATCCAGTCGAGATCCACACCAGCATTCGCACACGCCTCGATGAACGTCCTCGCAACGGGGACAAAGACGTTGGGGTCGTGGTTGTCTGTGGCAGGGTTGGGGGTTGTGGAGTAGACGCGGAATCGGCTGCCCTTCATACGGGGGAACAGGGTGTCGTAGTCGCCAAAGACCGTGGGGAGATCCTTGAAGGACCGCCCAGACGATCCGAATAGGTGTTCGTTCCTCACGCCCCCAGTTTGGGTCTGCCCGAACTTGACGTAGTGGTCCCCGTAGCTGTACTGAATGTCGTCCGGCAGCTCCATCGAAGCACCCGGGCTATCACCGTCGATAGTCTGCACACCCGATGATCCCCACGAGTCAACGCCGGACCAGTCTGGAGGACACTGCACGACTTCCCCGAACTCAGGTGTTCCGGAGGAACCCATCGTGATGGTGTGAGAGACCTTGATGCTCGTGCCCGGTGCCGTGCCGAAACCGAGTTGTGCCGAGGACCAGAGCTGAGTGGAGTGGCCGGAGGTGGTGACGTCATGGAGAACAATGGACCAGCCGGTGGACCGAATGTAGACCGTGACGATGTACCTCTTGGACTCGTCGTATGTCAGGATGGAGGACCCGAAGGTCCCGAGACCGACATCCACCTTGATTTGACGGGTTGAAGATGTGCCTGTGGCCCCGTCGAACTCGATCCTCCGAACCGCACCACTCCCGTTGTCGATCGACACGATCTGCTCGGCACCCCCGGGGAGGTAGAGGAGAAACTGAACGGCGGCGGTATCCCGTCTCGACTGTGTGACAAAGTCGTGATCGTCCTTCATGGTGAAGGTCGCGGTCTGTCCCGCTGACCCCGAGATGATCCTCCTCACCCTGCGTGGGTTCACCCCGCCGGACCTGTAACCGTCAACAAGGGTGGTCGTAGCGGTACCGGAAATCGTGTATGGCCCCATCGGGTCCGACGATGGTTCCCGGATGGGTGCCTTGTAGTCGAGCGTGTCGTAGCCTGAGATGAACTCCGAGTCAGTACGGAAGTCGTTGCTGCTGTGCCATACCTTGATGCCCCCGTAAATACGCCAGACCTGATACGACTTCGGAGCCAAGATGATCTTCCGGTAGATCCGTGTGGCGTTGGTGGAGGCCGAGAAGTCTCCGTTCCAAGCGTGGGCAACGTGCCCATTGATAAAGAACGCCCCGCCCTCGGTATTCACACGACCCCATCCGACACTGACCGCGTCCCCGCCGGGGAGGTACTCCCTGTTGACCCGGGACCTCTCCCACTCGGTGATTCCGACTGCCGAGAACAGGTCCGCTTGGAAATCGACGGAGTTCACCCCGCTGTCGATACGCCCACGCACACCGACACGGTGCCGGTCGTTGCCGCTGTTTGAATCGAAGAGCATGGTCCCCACTGTGTCCGCAGTCCACGACTGTCCGTCGGCGAGGAAAATCTGGAGGCCTTCGACGTGGGCGGCGAGGTAGGTCGATGCGTCTGCCGTTCCCGACGAGACGGTGGCGATGTTGAGGGAGTCGGAGGTGGTCCCGTCGAGTTCGATGTACGTCACACCGTCCTCGTCTGTCTGCCAAGTCGGGGTCCCACCAATAGTCTCGGCGAAGAAGTCGTCGAAGTCTCCGGCTACAAGGGTAGTGCCGTCTGATGCCCCATCACGGATGGTGTCCAAGTCCCAGTCGATATCAGGCGACATGATGTGCTCCTTCCTCAGGTCTGTTCGGCTTGGGGATTCGTTCACGACCTCGACGATCCACGTCGAGGAATATGAGTTTCATGGTTGTCCTCTTTCTGTTATACGATCGACGGACGAAGGGAAACCGTAGCGGCACTACTTACGGCCTGCATCTCGATAAGCGTGATGGAGCGTCCGGGGTTACCGAAGTAGTACGTCTCTCCCGACTTTACCCGGACTGCGTTCGCCGCCTCCGGGTAGGTACCAGAGACATACACGTCGATGTCCTCATCCGTGTCAATCCTCCATTCCATAGGTCCGGTGCTGTTGTTGTTCGTCGAGTCCTCCTTGTCCCACATGGTCGTCTTGGACCCAGTGGCAACGGTCGTTCCGGTGTGGCTTCGTGCGTGTGCCATAGTCGTTATCCTTCTCGGGCCGTGCCCGTTGTGGTGTGATCCACCAGTGTTGTTTCAGTTCCGCTTCGTTCGTCTTGGACAGAAGCAGGTGTTCAGTAATCATGGTTGTCCCACCTTTCCTCGTGGGCCTTCTCTTGGAACCGTTCCCAGTATGCGTCGGGAAGTTCATCCGGCTCTTTCTTCTCTCCGTTCACGTACAGTGCCGAGATGTTGGGCTGGAAGTCGTCAACAAATCCGTTGCCCTCGTTCTCCCATACCGTCTCGATCTCGTATTCGGTGTCGGTATTGTCGTCGTACAGTGTGACTATCTGCATGTCAACTCCTTTCCTGAGAGTATAGGCAGACTAACCTAGAAAGTCAAGTCCTTGTTTCCATCACCTCCGCCGCCAGTGCGACGACTGCGAAGCGGAAGGGCTCGCCGGAGCCCGGTATGAACCTGTCGTAGTCCCCTGTGAGCCACCATGTCCCATTGGACTGAGGGACAAGTTCACACGATGACCCGATGCGGTTGACCATGAGCCAGTTCAACAACTTCATTGCCTCGTCTGTGTCGTCGCGGGGGTCCGGGTACTCTCTCATTGGACCGCCCGGTGGATCAACCATGATCTTGCCGGGGTTCAGGATGCCGTAGCGGGAATGGTCCTTGAACTCTCCCGCCTCTTTTATTGCCACCACCCTCGCGGTCGTCTCGTCTGTTGGTCTGTTAGTCACGTGTCTTCCTCCACGATCTGCGAGGTGTCGCTGTTGTCCAAAACATTTGGACAATCTTCCGCCAATGCCTGAATCAACATACCCTCCGCGTGTCTCGCCGCACCGTCTTGGATCTTAAGTACGGCACTGTGCATGATGTCTCGGTACTCTTGCCGCTCCTTCACAAGCCTGTCACGCTCGGCGGCAAGGGATTCGAGGAGGTCGCCTACGCATGAATCTGTGATCTGTATATCAAACCCGTAGGCACGAAGGTGGCCTACGACACACTTCACCCGCTCCGTGCTGGTGTCGTGGGTGTATTTGTTACCGTTCATCATTACACTTCCTTTCCTGTCGGTGTGTTACGAAAGCACGTGGACGAAGAATCCTCCCATGTCTACCTCATTACTTCCCCCGCCGTCGAACGTAACGTACGCCTGAATGTACCCGTCTGACGCCAACGTGGACGAGACCCAGAACGGTAAGTCGATCATAGCGGGGTGTGTTCCTGAGTCCTTGTAGTAACGAGAGTCTGACAACGAGAAGATTTCAACATCGGAAGAGTCGAAGAACTTAAACGTCAGGGTGACCTCCGTATTGTTGACTCCCGTCGTGAAGTCTCCGGTAACCCGTAGGTTACACGCTTGTCCTTCTGCCAACCAACCCAACTTGATCCTACTGTTGCCAGAATCATACACGTCACCAGAAGAAATGCCATGAGGAAGGTTCGTGTACCCCCCTTGATTAGCACTTGCGGCATCACACAAGAGTTGTGTCTCGGTAACGTCATTGATACCAGTCTGGTCGGCACCGTTGTGGCCCACGTCGAACCACCCGAGTACCGAGTCCACCGCATCGTGGATGGTAGTCTTTCTGGTACCCGAACCTGTCACCACCACGAGACTGTCGCTCTTAGCGGGTGTCGTGGTCTGTGTCTGTTCGCTTATCTTTTCTGCCATGTCGTATCCTCCTTGGATATCTGATCGTATGCCGTTCACCCCCAGAAGTCAAGCCGGGAGTGTGAAGAGATCGTTAAGAAAGAGAGCGGTCTCCGTATGTAGTCTAGGAGGTAAGGTCCCCGGTGGCGGCGGCGATGAGGCGGGTGTCTTCCTCAGAGAAGTCCTCAAGGTTCGCGGTGGCCCCGCTGTCGTCGTTCAGATACTCACTGGTCTGTTCGGTGTACATTCTGTGTTCTCCTTATGGTATGGTTCGTGTGGATAGGTCGGTCTAGCTCGTGAACCACTCCGGTACGTTCCCAGCCCTATCCCATCTCGCCCAACCCTTCTCAGCCCTGTAGTACGCCCGGTACGCCCGGACAGGGCAATCTCCCTTGTATTCCTCCGGCATCGCCAAGACAAACGGTGTCTGCCCTGTACCGGACAAGTCGGGGACGTGCTGCTCGGCCCACTCCACCACCGCACGGGACTTGTGGACCTTCCCGTACCTGACAGCGTACTCGTCGGCCAGTGCTAGCCCGAGCCGGACGAGCCAGTCGTAGTTTTGCCGGGACGCACGGGTCCACACCGAGCACGGGTGGTTGTAGTGCGTCCTCCGGTACGGTGCCTCGCCGGGTTCATGCACGGAGCACAGCAACTGGGCCGTCTCCAGCATCATCTTGACAACGTGCCGGTCGCAATGGTCCCGTGCGGCTTTGGCGGGGTCGGTGTGGAGGATGAAGATGTTTATGTCTGTGTCCTTTCCTGTTGTGTCTGTGTCATGCAAATCTCCTTGTGTTAGGTGTGTCCAATCCGGTGAAACGCCGCCCCGCCCGTTTCCAAGCGGGGGACGCAGGAGAATGTCATTCAATCTCGACGGCTTCGCCGATGTTGTCGAACGCCTCGCCCTGGGTGGCGTACAGGTCGCGGCTCACGAACTGACACCCCGGGAACTCGGCCACATATCGCCATCCTTCGCGGATCTTCACGAGTCACCCCCAAACATCGCACGGGCCTCCTCGATCGCCTCCTCCTCGGACCCATAGGGTCCCATCCAATCCGAATCGGGCAAGCATCCCGGGAAGCACACGGCGACGAAGTAGCCTTCGGCTCGCTCGATCGTCGCGTCGTTGCCGCCGTCGATCCAATGCTCGGCAATCTCAGCAAACGCTTCGCCGATGTCCGAAAAGTGCCGCGTCTCGCCGCCCATATCCACCGATACCGCATCGCCCCAGTGTTGCACCTCCAGGTCGGGCAGGGCGTAAGGGTCATGGGCTCGGGATTCGTCAATGTACGCTTGTGTCATGGCTGTCTCCTTGTGGTTGGTGTGAATCCCACGCCCCCGGTTTCCCGAGGGCATGGTTGGTTACTCCTGAGTCATGGCGTTACGTGTGGCCCGGCTCATGTCGGACATGTCCTTCGCCAGTCCCTCGATCGTACCGCAACCCGGCGAGACGACGGCCAGTGCCCCGCAGAATACGACCACGGTCACGACCAACAGGGTGTGCTTCCAGTTCCAACGCTCGTACTTGTAAGATTCCATACCTACTCCTAACGTGTGTCGGCTCCGCCGTTGGTAAAGACCGGGTCCCTTCCGGTCGGTGGGTGATTACTTACCGTCGTACACGTGGACACACTCGGCCACGGTTTCAGTCACGCCGTCCTCGATGGTCGTCGTGATACGCTCCAGTTTCATGGACGTGTCGTGCTCGTCGGCCACGTCCTCCAGTATAGTGAGGGTGTCGTTGTCGGGCATGGTGTAGAGCAACGCCCGGTCTGTCGAGTCCGCGTAACTCAGCCTGTACCTACGGATTACCATGATGATCTCCTTGTTCAGACGTCCCACAACACTTCGAGAAGGGGCATGTACCCCGGCTTACGTCCGATGGTGGGGAGGAACCCACACCAGATAGCGGCCTGAGCCTCGGCGGGTGAACACCTACGGTACGCTACCTTACGGACCAGTGCGTCACAATCCTCCATCGTTTCCTTCGTGCCGTTCCTGTCGTGTCCCGCCGCAGCCAGCATGTGACTGTCGATGACGACGGCCTGAGGGTCACCCAACAGGGCACGGTGGAACGGTCCCGTCTTGGGTCCGGTGACCAGCCCGGTCTCGATAAACTTACGGACATGGACACGAATCGGCTTGGGCACGTCGTACAGAAACTCCCCCGTCCTGACGTAGTGGAGTGCCCACTTAACGCTACGGTTCACGCTGACACGTGGGGAGAACGCGGCCAACAGACCGGCGAGGTACTCGGGGCGACACTTCAGGTGCCGGGAGGCAATCATAATGTCCTCCTTGGTACGGATATACCAGTCCTTCATCTCGTACCCGGACTTGTAATACTGTTCGTACAGTTCGAGTTGCTTGGTACTCACGGGTGTTCCTCCGATGTTTTGAGGTCTGAGTCGTACACGTACTCAATCAGTTCGCTCACCTGTTCCCTCGGGTCGTGTGACTCGACAGAGACACGGGAACCGTAGAGGGGATCAAGGGAGAGGCGAACGTGTGTCTCGTGGTTGATCGGGAAGATGACCCCGCCGATAACCTCAACCGCACAGTAACTCACCTCCTCGCTGTAAAGGTCGTCGTATACCTTCTGAGTCACCCACTTGTTAAAGAACAGGAGGGCACGCTTCTCCTCTGGGTGTTCCTGAATCATCAGCACCTTGATACGTTCAGACACGTGAACCTCCTTACCAACTGGCCTGATAGTAGAATGTATCCAGATCGTCACGGTTCAACAGACCTTCGATCAAGTCGTGGGTGTACTGAATACCCTGCCAGTACCATTCGTCGATCTCCGTCCCGCCGAAGAAGAACCCATCTACAGGTGGGAGGTGTTCTTCTGGGTTCTCCTTGTTTGCCAGCACCTTCTTACACAGGGTGTACAACTCGTGAAGTTTCTCACGAGAGACATAAATCTTCTGACATTCATCTACTCCTCCGCCACAGTTCTGTACGAACCAGTTATGAACGGCGTTGACCTTACGCCAGTACCCTACACACAAAGAAACCTCTGCGTGGGGCGAATCCTCGTTACGCTCCATCCTAAAGTGATCGAGCAGTGTCTGGTACAGTGGGTCTGGTCCCTTACCATGATTCCACCCACTGATGTACGACTCGGCGTACAGGTACATATCCAATCCCATGTTACACTTCCTTTCCGAGTTAGTGATGAGAGAATAAACAATAGCCGGGCCCGCCGTTCCCGACGGACCCAGCCCAGAAAGGATATCGTTACTTAGGCAAAGGCGAGGGCAGACGCCCGCTCCACTGCCGGAGTGTTGAATGCCGCAAACGCACGGTCAAGACTGCGTCCCCTCGGGAGATTACGACGGCGTGCGTCGTGCTGTTCGTACCCCTGCACGGCGTTGAACATCTCCCACGCAGTGGCACGTGTGTTCCACGGACGGTCACGGTTCACTTGGTCACGCTCACGCCAGAGCCTCTGGACGATAGACTCGACACGCTTGTCAAACGTGTTCCTCGTGCGTTCCGTCGGGTCCTCGGGCATCGGGTACACCTCACGGAGGAAGTCGGCGATGGTCACCTCTCGCTCGTTGGCCGTACGGAACGTGTCGATCACGTCGTCGGTCTTGTCCGTGAGTGCCGTGATATCGCTCACGAGTTCCTCCATCTTCCAGTTCAACCCCGACGTGTGGTTGATGCTTCGTGTCAAGGTCAGCCCACCGACACGCTGCATCATGGCGAGGTTCATACACACGTCACGGTACATACCGAGCTGGTACCGGAACGCACGACCGTCGAGACTCCCCGACACGTGGACGACGGGAAACACCGTGTCGTCCTTGCTGATCTCCCGGCGTTGGTCGTCGGTCGGCTTGATGATGACGTGGTGTCCGTCTCTCCAGCGACACTGGACGTCGCCCACCATACCGTGCGGGTCGAGTGCGTAACACGACGCCTCGACGACACGTGCGACCTGATCGGTCTGTTGCGGGGTGTAGTTCTTCCCGACGGGCTTCCCGACGACGTCGCCCTCAATACTACGCTTCAGGTAGTAGTGTCCGGTCGGCTCGTCGGTACCGCTCATGCGGGACGGCTCGACGAGGATCGTGTCGGGGAACGCGTGGTGAACGAGGGAGGAAACGTCTTGCATATCGTACGTGGTGGGCATGGTATTGTCCTTTCCGTGCCAGTGTAAAGAAACCAGAAACACAAACCGTCACGTACACACTAGCATACGTGACGGGACAAGTCAAGAGAAAGATACCCGGTACACCCCGGTATCTACGAGGTCGGGCGTACACGTCGGGGAGACAGACACGACCCCCTCCTCGTACCCGAACGCCTTCCACCCGTTGCGTGACAACAGGTCGGCGTAGTCACACGCATTGTCCAGCGTGTTGAACCTACGTGGCAGGGTGACAGAACGTGTCCTACCCTTGTTCGCCTCCCTCCCCACGACGGTAAGCCGGGTCTGTCCGTCGTCGGTCGGTTCGCTCCGCACGTGGAGACGGTACTTCTTGCGTAGACGGTGAGACACACGTACGGCGTGGTCCCGGTCGAACACGCCGAACGGTACTTCAATGCTGGGATTATTCATTCTTCCCCCATTCCTATCAAGTTCTCGGCCACCCCCTGCAAGATCCTGAACGTGCACACGGACAGGTCACTAGGCCACCACTCGGACCCTTCCTCGGTAGCCTCCAAAGATTCCAGACTGTGCTGGTCCTTGGTCTCACTACTCACGATCCAGTAGACACCTTCGGAGTCTACGGTAAGCGAGTAGTTTACATACGTTAAGAGAACCTTCACGCCTTAACCTCCCTGTATTTGAGTGGCTTTGAGTATTCCATGACATCGGCCATGTCCTTATGTTTCACCGGACCCTTACCCCCGACGTATCCGGGCGGGGTGTTGGCGAGGATGGCGGAGTCGAGAAGGTCCCTTGTAAACACCTGCACTTTATCGTTCACCCTGTACCCCGTACCCCACTCCCGGCTGGGTCGGTAGACTGCGTGGACAGCGTACCCCCGATACTCCCTGCTCTTCTGGACGTAACACACGCCATCGTCCGACTCAACGTAACACCACGATGCGTACCTGTTGGTCTGGTACACACGGTACCCGAGGTCACGGATCTGCTTGATTATTTCTTGTTCCATTACACAACCTCCCTGTTATAGCCACGATCCGGCGATGTCGATGTATTCCACCCAGTCCATGTCCGTCCAGTGTGCCGTACACGTTTCGGGCACGGGCACGTTGTACAGTCCGTGCTTGTACCGTTCCCACTTGGCCAGTGTCGTAGCGTGGTACGTCACGAGGTCCACGTCGGTCGGTCCACCGTAGTCCCGACAGATAGCACGCACGTAGTCCCCCGGATCGGTGCCTACGCCGTCCCGTTGTACCAGTGCGATACGTCGTCCGTCCTTATCCGTGATAAGGTACGCGAGTTCTCGGTACGGCTTGTACCGTTCGGGGTCCTTGCGTAACGACACGACCGACAAGTTTAGCGGCAGTTCCCTGTCGTTCATACCATGTCCCCCAGATCGTAGTGCATGGCGTTCATACCCTCGGGCGTAACGTCCACGATATTCGAGAAGACCACGAACGGTACCGAGTAGACCGTACGCTTCCCGCACGTACCGCACGGTACCTTGTGCCCGTCCAACGGGTCACACTCGTCCGTGACCGTACCGCAACGGACACAGACCCCGTTCCTGTTTACGTCGTGCTCGTCCAGCACGATCCTATGTTTGTTCCTCGTCGTCATGACGTACCTTCCTTTCTGTTTGGGGTGACGTGATATCCTAACGATAAAGACCCCGCGTACCGTTATGATACGCGGGGTGATTCTAAGGTTTCCGAATATATACAACGCGAGATCCGCAGACCCCGCGCACGGTTTCGTATTTGGTTTAGCGTTTATGGTCCCGATAGGATGCTAGTCTATCGCGTACGCTACTTTGGTAATGCTCCTCGGATGGTCCCGGCACGATTCTAACGGGGTCCGATTCTAGGTTGTATCGTGGTGTCTTGGGCGTTTGGATTCGATCATATGCGGATGGAATCGGGCACGTGATGCCTCACGTTTCCCTTTCGCGTAGATGGTACCGAGCCGTACTGTTTCAACCGTACCCGATACGATACCCTTCACGAGCGGCATACTCTACGCTTTATGGTGTCCTGTACGATACTCTATGGTACCGTCCACGATTCAACCTTCGCTATTTACTTGTCACAGAAACCCCATATGGATTCGGCCTACTAGCGGAATCGGGTAGGGATCACCCAAAGACTAGACACTCCCTTTCGGGAGCGTCCAGCGTACCCTATCGGGTATTACTTGCTTTTACTGTCTTTGTACGCCTTCACAATGGAGGACCTAGACGTATTCGCACGAACGTTCACACCACACAGAATCAAGGCGGCCCGCTGGGCAGAGACGTTCTGTTTCCCGAACTCCCCCCCATCGATACCGATAGTCTCACGCTTAGCGGACGGAGAAAGCAAGTATCGCACAGCCGCCGCAAGGCTATCCTGTTTAGCGGGGTCGGCCTGTTCCTTGGCAGGTGCGGCGAGAACGTCCAAGGCCTTGATCCATTCGATAGACGCATTGGTCTTGGCGTTGGTCTTGGCGTTGGTCTTGGCGTTGGTCTTGGCGTTGGTCTTGGTTGTCATTGGTCTAGCCTTTCTGCTTGGATCCGATCGGATCCGAGTTGTGTTGGGCGGATCACGCGACCCGCCCCCCAAGTATACCATATATCGGCGATTGGTCAAGCGTTCGATACTCTTTCTTGTGCAAATAGCCGAAAAATCTTTGGTCGACTAGTTAGTACTTACTAACATGGACCGGTCGGGTCCATCCGAATATCCGAATATCCGAATATCCGAATATCCGGATGGACGAAAGGGTGGTGAGTAAGCACTAACTAACATACGCGGGCTCGATCTGTTAGTAAGCACTAACTAACATTGTCCGGCATGTTAGTCCGCACTAACCGGGTCCCCCCGAATCCGGGTGGTCCTGTTAGTGGACACTAACCGGGTCCCCCCGAATCCGGGTGGTTGTGTTAGTAAGCACTAACTAACCCCCCGAATCCGGGTGGTGCGGTCGGACCCCCCGAATCCGGGTGGTCAGGCGGGGGTACGGGGGGGTCGGCGGGGGCCGTCTGGTACAGACACCCAGCCGAAATATGCCGGACCTGATTTTCCACTCTGGTCTCTGCCGGACCCGTCTGTATCCACCAGACCCTCTCAGATCCTCTCAGATCCTCTCTAAGCCGTCCTAGGCTCTCGAAGGACTCTCGGGTCCCCTAGACCCTGAAATGCCTTAGGAGGGATCTGAGGGCCTCTCAGGGCACGGTGCGGTTTAACGGGATTAAACGAGGGTGAACGGTGAACACGATACCCTTAAGGGTCCTTAAGGTCCTTTAGGGTCCTACAGGTACCTACAGGTATACTACTAGATATATATATTTAATATATTTATATATCAATACAATATACCTGTAGGACCCTACAGGACCCTACAGGACCCTACAGGACCCTACAGGACCCTACAGGACCCTACAGGACCCTACAGGACCCTACAGGACCCTACAGGACCCTACAGGACCCTACTAGTACCTATAGGACCCTTAAGGTACCTATAGGTACTAGTAGATCCTAGGGGTCCCCCCTTATGTTGCACAGGAGTTAAGAGTTATCCACAATGGGTCACCTTCTGCGTCGTTGTCTACCAAATATGGTAGGCTTACTCGTTCCACGTCGTTTAGACCCCAAGATGCTGTGGATCTTCTCGGGGGCCTTGTGGTACTGTAGGAACCCTTGGATCTCGTGTTGGAACTCTTGGTCCTGTGTATCGGAGATCATCTTGTCCGCATCTATGAGGAACATGTCTTGGAATGGTTTGAGTGCAATCTCAAGGGCGTCTACACGGTCGTCATGTAGGAGTGCCCCTCTCTCGTTCCTCATCCGAGTAATCTGGTAGGCCAATGTTTGGTCTCGTGCTACACGTGAGTCGATAACCAGTTTGTGTGAGGCGAAGATTGGTTCGAGGGTAGCGAGGATACGTTGTTCCTTCTGCCCCTTTGCCGTTGCCTGAACGATGGGGATTCGTAATCCCATCTCCCCCAGCACACGAGCCAACTGAACACCGTACATGCCGTCCGCAAAGTTCTTCTCTACGTGTATCTCTTTGACCCCTTGGGCCATAGCGATCTCACAGAGTTTCTTCAGGGTAGCGTCGTCGTACCCACCGTCGATACCACCGGCTGCGGTAACAAACACGTTGCTGTGAATGTTCTTGGCTACCGCGTACCCTACCTCGTCTGGTCCGTTCCCTGCGGGGTCGATACCCATAACAGAGAGTTGGTACTCTGTCGGGGTATGGTCTACGTACCCCGGCCCGTACCACATGTCCTTACCGAGCCCGACCGACTCTATGTCGTCCCTCGGGTTCGTCAGGTTCCACATGACCCGGAGGGGTCCGTAGTCGGGGCTAAGTTCCATAACGATGACGTCCCTCAGCTTGAGGGGGTACTTGTCCTCGTCGGACGCGGACGGGTCCAGAAGCATCTGGAGGGCGTACGTTCCGGGGGCCTTGGCCTTGGTCTTCGCAAGTTCCTCCCTACCGAATCGTTCCGGGTAGGTGGGGTCCCCCTGTTCTACGTCACCCTTTCTCATCTCCTCTAGCAAAAACTCAGCGAGGTGGGCCATCTGCTTCTCGTCGGTAACGTCCGGGTACTCGGCGGGGACACGGGACATCGTGTGACTCCCGTCGTCCACGAGTTTAAAGTACACCGAGTCTTCCGTCTGGGGGGTCCCGATCTTCATGTCGGTCCCCCCGATGTTCAGGATGTACGTGTACTCGTCCACGCCATCTAGGATCTTCTGTCGCTTGGGCTGTGTGTCTGAGTTCTTGGGGATCTCGATATCGTCGGACAGGATGAGGTCGGCGTGCTTCCCCGTGTTACCAGCCGTGATACTCGTTGCCGTACAGGACGGCTCCTTGACGACCTTGGTCCTCGTTCCCACCGTAAAGGCCATACGACCGTCGAGGTCGTACTTGCCGGGACACATGTCCGTGAGAAAGTCACAGGACTTGAGGATGCCGAGGGCGGTCCCCACGATCTCCTGAGACCTGTCGAAGTTCGCCGACATCACGAGCACCGTGGCGTTCGGGTTCACCAGAAGGAACCAGTCGATAAACGCCGCGTCGATAATGGACTTCCCGAACTCACGCATAGCCATCAGGATGTGCGAGGTCCCGACCCCCTTCTGCATCAGGTCGGCAAAGTCGAGCTGGATACGGTGGGGGGTAAACCCGTACGCCTCCTTAAAGACAAACCACATGAAGGTCCTGAAGTCTTTCTTCATCTCCCCACGCATCGTGTCCGTGTGGAGAACGCCGGGGTCGGCTTGGACCATCTGGTCGATCTCTTCCAGATACTCGTAGTAGTTCATCACTCTTCCTCAGACATCCCGTGCTTGGCCCTGATCTTTGCCAACTGGTCTGCCGCCGCCGTACCCGACTCGGGCTCGGGGATGGTGTCGAGTTCCTTCTTGTCGAGGTACTTGTACACGGTCTCGTAGACCTTAGGGTCCACGTCGCTCCCGTCCTCGATAGCCTTCGCAAGGGCGTACACCCCGTACTCGATAAACACGAGGTTCAGTTCTGTCTCTGTCATGTCTTTCACTCCTCCCTGTCGTTATACTCGGGACTGTTACGTTGTAATCCCACGGCTTCTCCTGTAAGGGGCCTAGAATCCCGTCTAAGGCGTTTCAGCCTCTAGGCGGGGTCTGAGTCGTTTTAATCTCTGGAAGCCCTTAGGAGCAGTCTGAGGGCCTCTCAGATATGAGTACCTGAGTTCCTGAGTCACTTCCTTCATGGTCTGGGCTGTGGTCAGGTGGATCTTGGCCTGCTCAAGGTTCATCTTCTTGTCAGGGACCACCATGAAACGCCAGATGAAGTAGACAGCCACTACCCCAAACGCATACGGCCCATAGTTCGATAGCAGCTGCTCCACGGGTTACCGCCCCTCTGCTTCGCGTCTGGCGATAAGATCAGCGAGCCCATCGCTCAGTTCGTTACCGCGGTTCTGGAGTTCACGAAGACGCTCAACAGGGAGTTCCTCACCGTCGGCAAGGGTCCCGAGGTCTTCGACAAGCTGGATCAGTTCGGGCGTGATGGCCCGGATCAGACCAATGATCGCAATGATTTCAGGCCCCATTAGTCGGCCTCCTTCTCTGTGATCTCAACCATCCGGTCAAGGAGGGGGTCAATGTATTCAAGGGTACGGAGAACGTCCGCGTCCTCACCGGCAATGTAGTCCTCGGTAGCGGAGTTCAGACCTTCGAGGACAGGGACCTGATACGACTGGAACTCCTTGAGGTCTGCGACGCTCAGGACAGGATCAGGACCGTCACCCAGTTCAGTCACGATAGCGGTCGTGCTGTTGTGGGCTACCCAGAGACCACCGAGCTTCTGTCCGGTAGACTTCCCGCAGCCAGCCAGAACGGTAGCCGCGACAGCGACAAGTGTAAGTGCAGTCTTCTTCATGCCTTCCTCACTTCGTAGAGAGACCAAGAGGGGCGGTCGCCTTCTTACGCCCCCAGAGGGCAACGGCAGAGGAGACGAGGAACGCGAAGTTCGCCGCGGTCTCTGCGGTTTCGGATGAAGCGAGGAACGCCACCTGATCGGGGCTCTTCGCTACGATACTCGACACCACCATGAGGAACACTCCCCAGAATGTAGTAGATGTCCAAAATGCTTTCTGTTCCATATGTTCTTCCTTTCGGTTAACCAAGGGGGTCCGGTACTTCTCCCCAACCACCGGGCGGGGGAAGAATAACAACTGGAGGTGAGGAGTTAAACCCCACGTGACAGACGTAGATGATCTGGTACATCAGTCCTCCACAATCGTAATCTCAACGGTAATAGCATCGGGGCCTGTAGCACTGGTGAGGATAGCGTTGAGAGCATCCCCGGCACTGAACGTGTGTTCCGCGTTCGGGGTATCTGTCAGGGCAGTTGTAGTGAGCGATAGGGGATTCGACCCGGCAGTAACGTACTCAACGTCAGCAGCAGAGCCGTCGTCGATCTGGAGATCAAGTGAAGCCGTACTCGTGTTCGTCTGGCCGGATACCTGTGTGATGGTCCCGTCGAACGGGAAAGACAGGAGGATCGGGAAGGTGTCGTTCTGTCCGGGCAGGACAACAACGATCTTCACCGTGCTCTTGAGCATACTCTCTGGTACTCGTGTAGTCATAGTCTCTCCTTACGCCACACGCATGTAGCTGATGTTTCGGATGTTGCAGTTGCTTGACGTGATAGCAATAGAAGTAGTAGCCGTCGTGACATAAAAAGAGACAGAAGGACCACTTCCGGTCGTCTCCCTCGTCACCCCGCCAGCCGTGACAGTAGACGTGCCAGTCTGTCCGTCCGTGTGGACATGGATCAGGTACGTCCCTGCGGTGAGTCCGGTGAGGGTCTGTGAGGTCAGTGAGGTAGTGAACTTGGCAGAACCATCTGTGTCGTAGGGCTCCATACCGTACACACTACCGGCCACAGAGGACGACGTGTTTGCCGCAACGTAACTCTCCATCTGAGCGACGTTACAGGCGTCCGTGGTCCCGGCACCACCAGCGGTGAGATTCGTGATCTTGTTGCTGTTTAGCGAGACGTTTGCCGTAGGTGCGGCCATCTGGTCCAGACGGTTGGCACGGACATCACTGTTGAAATCAACGATGTTGCCGGGTCCGGTGATCGTAGAAACCACAGGAGTACCACTGGTATTAAACACAATGAACCTACTACCAGACCCGGCACCGGCGTCCAGTGCGTCAGGGTCAAGAGTACCGTCGATAATCGCAGACCCGTCTACGGAGTTATCATCAAACACAGCAGCAACGGTTCCCTTGTAGAGACGGAAGAGAATGTTGTTGGTGCCGGACGGCGGGGCGGTGACAAATGCGACCGTATACCTGCCACCAACGATACTGACAGAATAATCTGTCGTCGGGGTCTGCATGACGCCAGAGACAGTCACCATGAGGCTGCTGTCGTCTGTATCTTCTGTCGGGAACGAAGCGATCGTAAAGGATACCTGAGAACCCGTCCCAGACCTTGTCGTGCTGAATACGTCACTTACCGTAGCAACGTCGGCCCCGGCGATAGCGTTGTCCATCTGGGCCTTGGTAACAAGACCGTCACTGGACGTAGCGGGGAGAAAGTTCCCGGTCTTACGGGCCCTTCCGTCCCAGTAGGTGTTCACCGAGTCATACTCGATCAGGTCGTTAACGTCGTTATCTAGTTCTTGAAGTTTGTAGAGGAGTTGGAGAATGGCGAGGTCAAGGTCTGCCTCGTCGATCGTCGTGTTGTTCGTAAAGTCCACGTAGGGACTGTCGATCTCGACCGACCTTCGGATCGTCACAATGTCTTGTGCTTCCACCATGGTAGACGCAGTTAGTGTGATCGTCTCGGTACTTTCGTCAACCGTGTAGTCGGACGTGAGCGTAAGAAGAACTCCGTTGAGATAAACCTCAAGGATGTCCTCGTCGTCGATAGAGATGTTACTTGCGAACGTAGGGATAGTCCCATATTCATGGGTCTTATCACCGCTTCCAGTCACCTCGTGCTGGACTTCTGTTACTGCCATGATGGGCCTCCTGTGTAATACCCTACCCACCCTTTCGGGCAGGTAGGGGTTGGGTTATTCTTCTTCGTAGTCACGAATCAAGGACTGGACCACGGGGAAACCGCCGCCCGGAACGAGAACACGCATGGCGTTCTTAAAGTCCCTAGGGCTTACGTCTTCACCGTTAGCCACCTTCTTCATCGTACCAAAGGCTTCCTGACCGGCACGCTCGATGAACGAGACGGACGGGTTACTTGAAAGTCCCAGACGGAACCGTCGGCCCGTAGCGGCGGAAATGATCGGTGCGGTAACGAGGTCGGTAAGGACACCCCCGACGGGAATCCTTGAGGTAAGCACGGTCGCTTTCTCAAAGAAGTTCTCCTCCCAATCCTCGACCACGTCGTCGATCGAGTTCTTACCAAAGGCCACGTCCCTCAGCATACCCGCGTAAATCTCACCCATAAGGTAAGTCCCGAGATAGCCGAGGAGGTAATGGTTCGGTCGGTTACTCGCGGCACGCAAGAAGCCGTTAAACCACGAAGAGGGGTAGGTCAAGAACTGATAGATGGCATTACCCAGCACGTCGTTAGAACGCAACATCGTACCACCGCTTCGGGTGACGACAAAGTTGTCTGTGTCCTGACGAGCATACCTGTTGATGTTATCAATCAACTCAAGCATCGCGTCCCGCAGGTCGTCGTCCGACTCTTGCATGGCGACCTTGGTGGCGGTCTCCATATCCTGTAGGACATCTTCACCAAACTCTTTGTATCTCGCAAGGGCCTTTCGAGAACGGGCCGTGTGAAGGCCGATTCTCTTGTACTCAATCGCCAATCCCACGTCCGAACCAAACCCCGCATCGCGGGCAGCCGCAGAAATACCGTCCGCGTCAATGTCACCCTCAAGGTGATGTAGACGATCGGCAACCTTACGCAACTTTCTGGCCGTCTTAGCGAACGAGACCTGATGGTGGAACCTCTTAAGCCTTCGGGTTAGTGCGGCCTCACCGAAGTACTCACGAGTAAACTCACGGTACTTACGAAGACCTTGACCGAGACTACCCGTCGGGTCAATGAGACTGTCACCGAGCAGACGACTGCTCGACTTGTCGTATTCGTGGACCTGCCCGATCAGGGAGAGGTCCTGCCTGATCTGCTCGGACTTGAAGGTTTCCTTAAAGTGTCGCATCATCAAACGAATGTCGTGCTTGTTGAACAAGGCACGGGGAAGAATCGTAGCGACCTCGGTCTGCATAGCGATGACGATACCAGACTGGATCGACGCAGCCGCGAGGTCAACGAGGGGACCAAAGAGCCTCTCGGTTCCCGTCCTCTTGTAGTCTATTCGGTTGAGTGTTCGATCATTAAGCTCTTCGAGGTCCGTAAGGGCACGCTTAAGAATCTCTTTAGCCGGGTCGGAGTCGGGAAGATTACCGATCTCTCGACGAACGACCTCAACGTAGTCGGTGAACCTCACGGCCTCACCGAATACTTCGGACATCGTTTCTTGCTGGGCAATCACCCCACCAAACCCGTCTTCGTATGATCGGGTAAGACTGTCGAGGTTGGTGTCGAGGATACCAAGTTCTAACACCTCGTCACTGTACCAGAACTCCTGCTCGATCTGGCGGGACGCTCGGTTGTCTTCTCGGAAGACTACTCGCCTCTCGTCGGCGGCACGAGACGGGTCCTGACTAAAGGCACGGTCCCTGTTCATACGGCGAGAGAAGGCGTGTCTCGCCTCCTCCTGTAGACCAGCGTCGAGTTCGTCAAGGTACCTCGCCTGATGCTCGTCGGTCAGTTCGAGGAACCGGGTAGGCACCTCGTCGTATCCCGAGTGTGTGAACTTGCCCGTGTCGTCCATCAACTTCATACGATTAAGTGTCGCATTATGGAGAGGAGCGTCACCGTCATTCCGGCGAGGGTCAAAGTTCTTCTTCCAGTAAGACGCGAGGAGACTTACCGCCCTCCGATACTTCGTAGACGACTCATCAAACCCCTTCTTCAGGACAACATTCACGTACCCGTCGATACGGTTCTTCACGGCACCGTTACGAAGGCCCATGTCACCGACAGAGTCGTAGTATTTCCCGATCTCCTTTGCCAACCGGACGGCGTCATTCGATGCCTCGTCGGCAGACCGAACACCTGTTCGGACCTGAATGGCGATTGCGGTCAACCTGTCTTGTTCCTCTTTGGACAAGCCCTTAAGGATAGGTCGAACGGCTGCCTCAAGACGACCCCGCATAATGCGGAGACGAACCATGTTCTCTGTCAGGGTGATGATGGAAGAACCGTCTGCGTTCTGAAAGAAGTCGTTCGCAATACGGGAGTCCATAGCCGCATACATCTTGGCGAGGCTCTGGGCGATGGGGTTGTTCGATATCTTCTTGAGTTTGTCAGACGACCGAGCGAGGGTACCGAGAGAACCCAGTTTAGACAAGAAGTTGAAGACCGTGTTGGTCAACTGCTTCGTCTGAACGGGTGTCTTGGCCGGAGCGGTCTCCGGGTCGAGTCCCACCAACTGGGCGGTTCGGATAAGTCTCTTATCCTTGTCTCCGTGAACGTCCGTGAGGCGACCCTCCTGAGTGAGGGACTGCATCTTGGCGGCGTCCGGGTCGTCCTGTGTAAACAGGTATCCCCTCTTAACCGTAAGGTTCTTGTTGACCTTACCGCCCCGAACGTAGATGGATTGTTCATGGTCAAGTTTCTTGATGCGGTTCCTAAGCCTAAGAATCTTAGACCTGTCCGCGTCGGTGAGTTCCCTCTTGGCGACGAGGGTATCTATCTCGTTCTGAAGAATGTCCCGCCTCTTCTTGATCCGGGCCATCGCCGGTTCTACGTTAAAGTCCCCGGTTCGGATGGCGTACAAGGCCTCCTCTTGTGTGGGGGCCTTCGCAAAGAACTCACCAATCTGGTTCAGCGTGTTTGCCAGATCCGGGCCGGACAAGACCATGTTTATGTTGTCCGTAGCCTTCACCCCGGCCCTCTTCACCCCCAACTTACCGGGAGCAAAGAAGATCCAGTCCTCTTCGATGGCCTTAATGATAGTCGCAGCCGTCTCGTCGTCGTAAGCGAAGCGAGCCCACTTCTCGATACGGTCTATGATCGTCAACTCGTGAAGGTTGGCATGTGCGTCTTCTTGAATGATTCCCTTGCGGGCCTTGTTCCTCAGACGATTCGCCACCGCCGACGTAGGGGCACGAGAGATAACGTCTCGGTTCGTGATGGGCTTAGGCTTTGACCCCCTAAAGGCCGCCCCAAGGTTGTCGAGACCGGCCACCATAAGGAAACCGAACCCCCCTCGCCCGTAACTGTAGTTAAACTGTTCCTGAATACCGAGGGCATCGACCCTGTGGTGATACTCAGCGATCTGGGCCGCGTAATCATACGCAACACCGAGAGAACCGCCTCGGACGGTAGAGAGACCGTGTGCGAAGAGACGACTGGACTGCTCGGCCTCCTCGATAATCTTGGGGAGGATACGGACCCGGCGAGATGCGAGGGACACCGTCGTGTTCTTTAGTGACGCACGTACGCCCTTAAAGATAGCGTCCTCTGCGGCTTCCTTTACGAGGGTCTGGACACCGATACGTGTCGCCTGTGTCGCCCCAGACTTTACGATACCAACACCCGCGCCAGCACCGAGCGTGGCGAGTGTCAGTGGGTCTGTCGCGGCCTCCGCAATAAACCCCACTATGCCCGTAGCGGTCGCCCAGTTCGGGTTAACCTCGTTGTAGGCAACAATGGACTGACGCAGTTCGATTTGTCGGGCGATCTCTCGGAAGCGAACGGTGGCCTCCTCGACGTTCTCCACGTCATCGAACTGATTCCGAGTGACCCCGTTCTGTTCAAAGATGACACGGTATTCTGGTTCCAAAGTGTCGAAGTACTCAGCACCCTGTAGGGACCCCACGTGCTTCACGGAACCGTCTGGGAAGATGGCTTGGTCCTCCGCCGTGCGGGTGGGGAGTTCGGCGTCCCCGAGGGTGTTAAGCCCACGAGCAAACAAACCGATACCACTATTCAGTGCATATCCCCACCCGTCACCCAGCATGATCGAGTTTTCTGCCGACTTGTCTAGGAGGTTGGTAAAGAAGTTACTGCTCGGCGGAGAGAAAGAAGGGCGTCCCTCAGACAAGTAGTCAGGAGTAAGCACCCCAACGATCTGGTTATGACGAAGCTCCGATGCGTACGCCATATCCATCGGGGTGCGAGGGTTCTGATAGTTGTCGAAACGGGACATGTGTCTCCTTAGTCTTCAATGAGTTCTTCAAACCCAAGGGCTCCGATTTGGAACAGTTTGTTCCTCGTATCCCCTTCTTTTGTCCTATCGAGAAGGTAGTTCCACCGTGGGTTCCAGTCCGACAGGACCGGGGCGTTTTCGTGTGTGATATTCTTACCGTCAATCATACCGACGGCAATCAGGACGGGGGCATTGTTTCTCATACCAACGTCGAGTCTAAGACTATTCTTACCATCCCCACGTACGAACGCGGAGTAGAACGCCTGTTGGCTCAGTTCATCTTGGTTAATATCAAGACGATCCGCAAACGCCTGTCGAGTAAGGTGGGCGGCCACGGCAGCCGGGTCTTCCCCGACATCGCTCGGGAGGTTATCGAAATACGTGTGGAACTCTGCTTGAAAGAGGGACGTACCACCGAGACCGACATAACCCCCGACGTCGAGAGCAGACGAAACCCCTCTCTCGATCATTTCCGTGACTTCCCTACGACGATTCCACATTCTGGTAGAACCAAGGGCCCCGATACCTGTCTCGACCCACGTCGGTCCTTCCCTTTGAAAGGAGAGGTCGTTTATGAGAGCTTCCTGAGACACGTGGTTTCGTGGGTGTACTCTACCCGGATCGGTAATGATCGTCTGCATCCCCGTGAGTCCGTCGTTAATGATGAGACGGCCCGTAGATGCCAAGTGGGTCTCGAAAGCCTTAAAGAGTTCTTTCTCGGACAGGTCCAACTCGGGATCAAGGCGTGTAATGTACAGGGAGAAAGAATCGGCAAGGGCCTGACTCACAGGTACCTTGGAGCCGAGAAGGTCGCCCATCTTCTTTGTAGAGACACCTTGAAAACTCGACGAACCGACCGGGTTCTGATTCATCTGTTCGATAACCCCGGCCCCAGCCGTGTACGCCTCGGACAAGGCAGACCGGATAGCTTCCATACCGGGGACAGTCTCTCCAGATTCTCCGGTCTGGGCAAAGACCTCGTTAAGATCGACGCCTTCCTGAAGCATTGCGGTAGCAATCCCGAGTTCTTCCGCCTTCTGATAGACGTTAATGATCCCCTGTACCTCTTCCGCCGAAAGGCTTTCACTAGCCATCGAACGGACCTGATCTTCGTCGTAAGAAAGGAAGGCACCAAGAGCCATAAGCATCTGGTCATTGTTGCCCTCGACAAAGTTCTTATGGGCTTCGTCGAGCTTGCCGGAAATGTTTCGGAAACTTCCCGACCTGATAGATTGACGAGACGCCCCTCCGTAAAACAGGTTCTGATGGGGAGACATGATGTCTGGGTTAAGGTTCGACAGCTTTGCGTATTCACGAACGAGCCTAGAATCCCCTTCTCGAACCAATGCGTACGGATTGGATTCATTAAAGGCTTCAAAGTCGGTCTTGGCCTTAGACCTTGCCGCCTGCATATCGGACTCGATCTTGTTGATCCTAGCCTGTTCCCTGTCCATAAGGGCAGCAACACTGTCTAGTACGTCGAGGTCCGCACTCCGAAGACCACTGCGGTCTACGGTTCGCAGGTCGGTGTTATCGGGGTCAAAGTCTGTGCCCAAGATCGTGTTTACGAGGGTCACGCCCATCGACTCCACGTCGCTCCTGACGCTGTCTAGGGACTCCGTACCTTGCAGACCTTTCTGCGTCTCGGCACGAAGCATAGGTGCGGCCCGCTGGGTCAGTTCTTGGACAATACGATCACCGGCTTGGACGATCGTTTCTACGGGGAACGAGGAAGAGTTCTTGGCGACCTCCATGAGATTGTTGTAGCGTCCGAGAATCGAGGAACCGGACTTTCCTGTTTCCAAGTCTTTAAACATCTCGTTAACAAGTGCGGAAGCCAGTCGGTTCTCTGCCTCACCGTAGCTTATATTGTAGAAGTCAGCCATCGACGACGCTCGCTCACCAAAGACGACACTTCCGTCCTCCGCTTGCGAAAACTGTGCGACAGCGTCGGCAAGAGAGTCTTCAAATGCCTCTTGTTTTTCAAGCTGCATAATCTCAGTATGCTGCCCGTTGTACTGGTTAGTAGTAGCCGTGATGTAATCACTAAGGGAAACCCACAGGGAATCATTGTTGTTGATTTCACCGAGAACCTCGTCACCAAGGTCTTCCTCGAAGCGTCTCCTGACCTCTGCCCGTCGCTCATTTGGCGACATTCCGGCAAGGACCGGGTCGTTAGGGTCGAAACTCTCAGCGATTTCCCTGAAGGTTCGCTGTAGACGTCCGGCGAGACGGTTCTCTGCTTCATCCTGAAAGCGTTGTTTGTAAGATTCGACCTTGTTCTCGGGGTCAAGACGAAGGAGGGTCGCGGTAAAGTCCGCGTCATCCTTATGTCTCTCTCGACTTGCCTCGTAGGACTGAATGAACTGAAGCCCGTAGGTATCTGGGTCACCCTTAGCGAGTTGACCGAGTTCGACGAGGGAGTTCAGTTCTTCCTGTTTCTCCTGAGCGTCGATTTTATCTCGCTGCTTCTTAATAGTAGCGATACCAGCACCAATCGCCTGTCCTAGACGAGCCAGACCGGGCGTGCTGGCCGTGCTGAATCGCTTAGGCTGGACAAGGAAGGAACGCTGAGCTTGAAACCCACCGGCACCGCGAATAAGACGGTCAGACTGTGTATCAATACGACTCATGTTCCCTCCTTAAATAATCACACCGGGAATAGCATTAGGGAAGAAAATACCACTACCGGGAGCCCCAACAGCACCGCCTACGACGGACGATGTTGCGGTGGCCGGTGCTGACGCAGCAAACATACTCCCTGCACCAAGGTCACTAGCAAGCATGTAACCCTCAACAGCCCCACCAATACCTGCCAGAAGCGGGTTGGTGTACTGTGACGCATACCTGCTCTGGGCAGCCGCGACCTGACCGTACCGTTCCAGTTCAATATTCTGTCTCTCAAAGAGACCGGACTCTCGGGCACTCAGGCCCAACGCAAACGACGACTCACTCCCGCCCACGCCCCGTCCGGCAGACGAGGCCCTGATTGACCCCTCTAGTTCGGCGAGGTTACGGGCGGTGATGGTCTGTCTCTGCCGGGCCGCGACGTTAGTCGTCCCGATGGTTTGGTCCCTTGCGGCCCGAGCGTTCTTGTTGGATTGCTCTGCCTCAAAGTAACTAACCCCCGCACTCAGGAGGGCTACCGCTTCTGCCATGTTACCCTCCTTATCGTTTCGTGGGGTTGTTTCTTGCAGGAACAAAGTTGACAATGTATTCCAGACTCGTGAACTGAGACGGGAACGGTGTATCGTTCTTCACGACGATGGACGTATCCGAGGCGTCCCCACGAACAGAGGTCCGGTATCGTGCGAACTCGTCCGTGCTGGACCGTCCGAACACGGCAGACCCGTACCGGGCCGCACTGAACTTCTGGGTCTTCGTAGGCCTACCACGTGGGGTGACCTCGACGTTGAAGGTCGTCGTGTCTTTCAGTAGGAAGTCAATCGTACGGATCTGGGTGTTACCCTGAACCACGATCTGGCTCTCGTCCTTCACGAAGGGCCTCGTCAACTTGACGGACATCGTGTAGGTCTTACCGAGGATGACCGGGTACGTAGAGAAGTCGCCCGTGACCGTGAGGGTAGTCGCCCCTCCGGTCGTGTTGTTTGTTACGGCGATGGACTGTCCGGTCCTGTCTCCCCACTGCTCACCGAGGATAACCTTGTCCATGTTCGCGTCCTCAAAGGGACACGTGAAGGTGGTCATCTTTGTAGACGAGGAATAGGACCCGGTGACGACCACCTTGCGATCCATGTGGGCGTGGTAGCCGACACCCGTCGTGTTACCTTCTTCCACAACGAGGATAACGTCGTCCTCGGTAGTGAGGTCCTCTCCGTCTTCCGTCGTGAGGGCGTAGGTATCCGTGTCGGAGACGAATCCGTCCGACGTAGGCTCTGGCGGGGTAATGGGGATCTTCTCTAGCCAAGTGTCGTTGTCCCTCGTCATAAATACGTAGAGGAAGTTATTCACTGCGGCGTGGCCGACGATCTCGATGTCCGTGTCAAACACCCAACGGCACCACGAGGACTGGATCTTCTCAGATACCTGCCACCTCGTCGTGTACACGTAGAGGACATTACGTTCGTCCTCTGACCACAGGAACAACATGTTGTTGTTCTCCGACGGTGCAATACGACGGACGTTCTGGGGGACGTACTCCTCGATATGAGAGGAAATCTCGTCTCCGACATTGGAGTCCCTGTCAAAGTTTGGGAAGTACTCCCAGACGGAAGTGTACTGGCCTTGATCGGACGTGAAGTACAACTGGTTCCCGATCTTCGTCGGAATGGCCTTGCTGTCCACGTCGTACGTCGTGGTCTCTACGAGGTTCGTAGAACTAGGTGTGAAAGACTCCAGAGACTGGATCTCCCACTGCTTCGCCCCGTCCGCGATGACCACGAGGGTCTTGCTGAACGGGATGAGGAACCTACCCGACTCCACGCTGGAGCCGGACAGGGTAATGTCGATGGGGTCCGAGTCAACGACCGTCGTCCAATCGTTTACCCAGAAGTTATAGATGTCCTCGGCCTGAGACGAGACGATCTGTTGACCACCCGAGATCCACATGCGTCCGTCGAAGATGGCGAGGTCGCTTAGGGTCTGGCCGACAAAGGAAGGGCCGGGGTTGGTCACGTCGTCCCCTGACATCCTCGGGTTCCACGAGGGCCGAGAGAGAGTCAAGGAACTATCGGACGGGTCGTACACCAGCGTGATCGGCATGGTCGTGTCGTCGATCGTAGAGTTCGCCATAGGGGTACGGGCACGCTCATACCAAGGCCCTGTCTTGGACCCCTTGTTAATGGCCTTGTAGTACCCCGTGGCGTAACCGACGTCGGTCTGAATCAGGTGCTGGTACAAGTTCTGTACCTCTGGGTCCCCCGATTCGAGGGGAACGCTCAGGGTCGTCACGACCGGGTCAGAAGACTGGTACGTGTACGTGACCGTGTCTGAGCCGAGGGCGACCGTCACCTCCCTGTTTAGGAGGAACGTCGTGTCCGCGTAGGTCTTTACCACCAGACCGTCCTTCGTACCTAGGCTCCCAACCTTCAGGTAGTCGTAAATGGTAGGGTCGCTGACGTTAATCGTCAACTTCGTACCGTCCAGACTGAACGCCTGAATGACGTCCGCGTTGTCCTTGGTCTTGTCGATCAGGAGAAAGTAGACCGTGTCGTCGTTCCTCTCGACCACGTGGAACAGGACCTCTTCACTATCCCCGATGTAGTTCAGGTTACCGGAGGCCGTGTCGGGTGACGAGACGAAGTCACTCCCAAACCTCTTCTCCAGCCCCCTGTTTAGGGCGAGGAGGGTATTGTCTGACGTCTCGGTCTGAGACGCGAACCTGTTTGCCGGGGGTTGTGTACTTACGCCCCCAGTAAGTGGGGCAATACCCAGTCGCTGTTGGGGCATGGTGTTTCCTTATCTCGGTGACGGGTCTTCGTAGTTCGTGTCCGTCTGGTACCGTGTGTTTCGCTTGGCGATGTAACTACCTGCCGACCTAGAGTCCTTGATCCAGTGACGGTCGGACGCCTTGGAGTCGTGCTTCTTCGCGTCTTCCCACGCCATGAGTTCCTCCGTTTGGAGGATACGGTCAATGGCGGGGTCGGCAATCGTCCTGTTCTGGTATTCACGTGCAGACGCACGGGCGATGTAGAACCTGACGGGGGAAGGGATATCGTCCCACTCAATGTTCTGAGTGACACGAAGCTCCACGTCCTCCTCGAACTGGTCCGTGTCGTTCGTGAGATCGTACAAGACGTTCCCACGTACGGTGAACCTGTCCCGGTAGTTCTGACCCTCGCCGTCTACGCGGAGATAGTTAGACGAGATGACGATTTGGTTCGCCGTGGTAGGCGAGATCGTCTTGGTCACCGTGTTGAAGTCCCACCCTTTGGCGAGTACCTCAATAATCTTGTCATTCAGGACCCTCTGGGCCACGTCGGTATCGTTAATCCCGTCGTCTACCAGAGTAGAGACCTGCTGTTCACCCGCAGCCGCCAACATCAGGTTGACGGCACGGAGTTTGGTAAGTCCTTCTGCGAGTGCCATAGTATCTCCGATGTGTGTAAAGCCCCGACCGCCCCGTAGGGCGACCGGGACCGGAAAGGAA